TATGGTTTGTGGCCTTCTGAAGATACTTTCAGTGGGCACGAAGAACGCGATGCCGAGCTGTTAAAGATAGTTAAAGAAGAAGTTAATAACTTTGTAGATGCATATAATGATTACCTAGTCAAGAAAGAGAAAGCCTCAAAGGCGCGAGATCAATTTATAGAAGAGCATAAAAAAGAATTTAGAGGTATCTTTTCTGGTAAGATGAATCTTGATGACGAGAGCAATGCCATATACTGGGAAGCGATGGGTGACACTAAGCGAGCAACGTTCTGGCGCAAGCGCGCGCAGCTCAGTGTAGATCATCCATTTCAGCCTTGGCTTATAACAGAACTTGACGTGTCCTCCGAGGCACCACCCGAGGTAAGTGGAAAGTATATCGGTGATGCTATCGGCGCGGTGGGTAGTGAGATAAAAAATGGCCCAATAGGGATGGGTGTCAACAAAGCACTTAACAGATTGGGTATTCCTGGATTTAGAGACGGGGGTGTCGCTGTCGGTCCTGAAGAGGGATACCCAGTTACACTTCATGGTAGAGAGCTCATAATACCGCTCAGCGCAAGTGAAGGTCAGATGCTCGCAAGTCTTAACTTCAACGCGATCAATATGGAGTTTAATGCAAAGTCATTTATATTTGACTACGGCGAGGGATCGACAGAGAAAACATCGGTCGTAGGGGAACCGTCGGGGGGAGTAGTGTCTGGTCCAGGATCTATGACTAGATCCAATAATCCTTTCTCAAATATATCTGCGGGGCTAAGCATGAGCGGGTCCACGAACATATCCGGAGGGTCTGCGGGCGGAATGGCGTCCGCCGTGCCGGTTGATACAAACGCCAAAAGCTCGCCGTTCACAGGATCACAGAGTGACTGGTATAGCAAGATATACAACGCGGTCTTCAGCGCTGCCCAGGCAAAGGGACTTGCCAACCCAGCAATAATAGCCCAGCTCGGCGCATCGCAGAGCGTAATAGAGACGGGGTACGGCAGACACTTGCCGGCAAATAACGCTTTCGGGATCAAGGGTAAGGGAACCGCAGGGTCTATAAATGCAATGACGAGTCTAGGTCCTGCAAGTTTTAGGGCGTACAACAGCGTCGAGGAGTCTGCAATAGACTACGTTGACTTTATAATCAGTAACCCTCGATATAAGAACGTCTTAAAGTCGACGTCGATAGCGGACGCAGCGAACGCCATAGCTGCAGCGGGATACGCACCTGACGATCCCTCGTACGCGCAGAAGATATACAATATAGCAAATAAGTCAGGCACTATGGTTGCGCAGAATCAGAACACGGGTAATATAATGGCCAATCACGCGGCTACAACACAGGCGCTCGAAGAAGCTAATAAGAATAAGTCGACGGCAGAGAACTTAAAAGCAGCTGCAGGAACAGATGCAAGCGTCACCCAAGTAAATGCTACAGACGACTATAGGGACTATCCTATACACAAGAGAATTAAAGAGGCGGCGGGTATATCAGCGCACTAATAAAAAAGGGGAGCCGAAGCTCCCCAGTGTCCTAGGTGTAAAGGAACAAAATCACCTAGCTAAGCTCTTAAAGAACTCAAGACCATCGTCGTCGTCATCGATCGCAGAGATCGCTGCAGGCGAGGATGTCTTAAACGATGGTGCGTCTGATGTCGGCGCATCGTAGTCATCTCCTATGGTCGTTGCGGCCTTCGCACGTGCGGCTGCCGGCGTAGACCCAAGTGTCGAGTTGTCTGTACCCAATACCTTGTTAAGCTTCGCCTTAAGCTCGTCGTACGTCTTAAAGTTCTTTGGATCGATAAAATCTTGAAGTGGATACGTCTTCTTCCAGATCTTCTCCATCTCAGAGTCATCGTCGCTCAGCGGACCGGCCTTTGCAAACTCTGACTTATCGTAGTTACGATACCCCTCGACGTTGCGAATCTTTAGCTTAAAGTTGGCACCCGCCCAAAGATCAAACGGGTTCATCGCCTCCTCATCGGCAAACTCTGGGTTCATAGCCTCGTTTAGCTTGTCGAAGATCTTCTTGCCGTACTTATAGAGAACGACCTTACCCTCGTTCTCTGGGTTCTGTTCGTCTTTGATGATGTAGACATTCGAGATGAAGTTGAGCTTACGCTTCTGCGCGCGCGCTACTTCCTTGTCTGAGTCAAGCCCTGAGTTCCAGAGCTGTGAGTTGAGCTCACCGACTGGGTCTTGCTTTCCGATTGTCGTAAGTGAGTTCTCGATATACCAAGAACCGGTTGGACCCTTGAAGCCGTGCTCGAAGAGACGAACGAACGGCATGTCCTCACCCTGAGGCGGTGGTAGGAAGCGGATAACTGCATAGCCATTGCCTGCCTTATCTACGTTTGGGTACCACATACGCTCGTCCTTACGATTATCAGACTTACCTCCCGTAGAGAGCTTTGTAAGTTCTGCAGTAAGTTTCTCGAGCGACGACTTTCCTGAAGTCGATTTAAGTTGACTAAAGTCCATATGTATTCTCCATATTTTTAATATTAATAGTATTTTCCTGTTTGAGCAGTATAGCGCTCAAGTTTATTTATCTCTCTTGGAATGTAGGTATCGAACGTATAGGCCGCGCTCGCGTCCATACGCCTCGATCTCCCAAGGTAGCTCCCAGTAGTCAATCTTGTCGCGATCGTAGACCTTACCATTATAGCGACAGGATGTACCTCGGGCATAGTCAAACAGCTGATTCGTAGCGTGCTGCTTGAGGTGTACCATCTCGTGAGCTATGAGAGTCAGTGTCTCCTCCTTAGATAGGTTAGGACGAACTGTAATCTCAAAGTCACGAGGTGATTTGTTGTCGTCCATCCAATCACAGAAACCATCTATGTTGTCCGGAAGATTACTCTTTGATATGTTGATCTTTAAACTTATCTTATTCTTAAGACGCTTGGTGAGGAGGTGACTAGCATAGAATTCTACGGCATCGCATATCGTTCTGCTCTTAACATTCTTGGCCTTACCCTTGATCTCTAGGTTCATTGGATATTCCTCATTATTATTAATAATATCACAAAGTAAAACCATTGTCAACTAAAAAGGTAACGACTGAGTTTTCTTCATAAAGTTAAGCTCCTCGGCCTCCATCAGGATCTTGGACTTAAATACTGGATCTTTCTTAATGACAGAGGCTACATACTCCACCTCGACATTGTTCTTCTCACACCAGAAAACAACTGCATCAATATACTCGACGTTAGTTTTCTTTCTCATGGCATTGATCTCCTCCATGAACTTAGCTAGGTCGAAAGTTATCTTCATCGTGTTTCCTTAAAAAATGGTGGGCCGGGCAGGACTCGAACCTGCAACCAATCCGTTATGAGCGGATGGCTCTAACCGTTGAGCTACCAGCCCTTAAATTAGTATATGCTTACATCTAGATTTTCACGAAAAAACTTCTTTAACTCTTTCTCAAAGAACTCAGGGGACATAGTCAGATATGTCGTATATAATTCCCCTATAGTTGATGTAGGAGTGTGGTTTTCATCTTTACTGTATACGATAAATCCACGATCCTTAAGTTCATCGATCAACTCGTCGTTATCGCAGTCTTCTAGTACTATATCATCTACCCAGACATCAACGTATGGCATAACTATCTCCTGTAATTTGGTAGGCATGCCAGGTTACGCTCCTGGTCTAGAACTCCCGTCCGAAGCTAAAGAGTTTATAAGTCTCTCTCGTGTCTAACACCCACGCCCTAAAATCATTTCACCATTATATCATTACCAATCACGACAGCGTCGAGGTCGGAGTCCTTGAACAGTGTCTTAGCGTCTTCCATGTAGCCAGCAATAGGCTTACCATCGACGTTCAAGCTTGTATTGAGTAGCATAGGGATGCCAGTCTTCTCGCGGAACTTATCGATGATGGAATGGTAAACAGAGTACTGTGCATCCTCGTTGACTGTCTGGATGCGGCAGGTCTTGTCAACGTGCTGAATTGAAGGGAAGTCATCGCTGAGGCAATTGACGACGTGGAGCATGTAGGGAGACTCGTAGTCGACGTCAAAGTGTTGTCCAGCATATTTCGCGAGCACAGATGCTCCAAAAGGTCGATATGGTTCACGTCTTTTTACCTTGGTATTGATGATGTCCTTACCGTCCTTGATAGATGGATCCATCAAGATCGAGCGATTACCGAGGGCTCGCGGCCCGATCTCACCATTGCCCTGATACCAACCGACGATCTTACCCTGTGCTAGAAGCTCAGCGGTCTTGTCGATAGTTGCAGCAGAAGGCGTAGACGAAGGTGCCTCGTCCGACTGCCAGTAAGGGAAGTTAGAGTTGTCAAACAGATCTTGCTTAAATAACTGGCGAAGGAACTCAACACCGCCAAGTGACAAGCCACCATCATAGCAGTGCGGAGGAATATGAGAGTTGGGGAATGCTTCCTTAATCTTAGTGTTGATGACGGTATTCTGTGCAGTGCCGCCTGAGTAAGTAATAATCTCATCACGCTTAGCGAACTGACGGAAGTACTGTGGCATCTTCTCTTCACCAAACACGTGCAAGAGATATGCTAGGTTAATGAGCTGCTGCTGCTCACTAGGAAGAGGATCGATAAATCCCTGTAGCTGCTTAGAGATCTCAATAAAGTGGTTGAGATTGCGCATGCTAAGATATTTAGCTAGGTTCATAGCATCAAATGCTAACTGGTCCGGGACCTGATGATACGACTTTAGAGCCATAACCTTACCAGAGATGTCGAGAACCATACCCTTCATTCCATATTGTTGTCCAATATGTTCGAGAATGACAGAGATGCCAAGGTTCTGAGAGCGATCGATGAAGTCGACAAGATCGTTATCTTGGAATACTGCAGTGTTACGAGCATGGTCACCTAGACCGTCGACGACAAAGTGAGTGCGAACGTCTTGTACATTTACAAGTGGCCAGCAACTCATCATGTGTGCGTAGTGGTGATCGATCTTAAAGACTTGACAGTTGAACTGTGCCCAGAATGGGTTCTTCTCTTTGTCGATAACGTAGTATAGCTCGTTGAGGGCGATGTCGCGATCGAGCTTGTGATGGGCGTTGTCGTTTACTAGAGCGATGCCATTGAGGTCGCGGAAGTCAATACCCCAGATACGCTGAGCCTCTTTAAGTAAAAACTCCATCTGGTCGCCTTCCTCATGGCCCCAGTTGTAGTGCTTCTTCTGATAGTTACGCTCAAACTTAATGTATTTTACATTCTTACCATCAGAGTAAGAGATATTGCAGTCATGTCCATCGCGAATGCTCAAGAACTTCATAAGGTATCCTTTCACTTAATCTTATATTTTTGGTGATCTCAGCTGGACTTGAACCAGCGACCTGCCGCTTAGAAGGCGGCTGCTCTATCCAGCTGAGCTATGAGACCGTTATTTGTTATCAACGAACTCTTTTAAAGCCTCTGCCACAGCCATAACAGCAGCACGGTCTGGATATACCAGTGCATTCATGGCAGCTATTCGATTTGGTGAATTTGGCTCTGTCGTATCTCGGATACGCTCCATGGCCGCAAAGTACTCTCCGGTCAACTGCATCTGAGCGAAGTTAAGAAGGTCGTAGCGAATCTCAAAAGGTGTTTTTGTCATTGTAGTCTCCTGTGTTTGTTGTTTGTGTGAAGTGCAACTTTTCTGTTTCGAGGTAAGTTGCCAACCCAAGAAATTATGCCGCTAGGCGCATTTCAATAGGTGAATTATCGTTTGCAGATAACTTATTTATGCAGCTGTCTCGGTCCGCTTTTAACACACCTGTCGATCCTATTTCGCCCCCATCAAAGATACACAAATAAAACAAGTATTAGTTGCTGTTCTATTTCTTGTCACCCTACCCTAAAGCAACAATCTCGAAGGGTGTTCGTGTATCCATGGTGGAGGCGGCGGGTACCGCCCCCGCGTCCAGTATGTCTATTCTGCTTTCGTCATCAACAACAGCATATATTATTTATAACACACAGTGTGATATTTTGTACACACTTATTTTACAATTTCGAGGTGATCATCTACTACTTTAAATGTAACGATATTGTAGTCATCGAAGTTGTCACCACCGTAGCGGAAGTAGTCGCGACCGCCATCTACAAACGCGCCGTTCTTACCAGCGCGATAGTCGTGTCGATAGCGTGAGTAGATAACTTCGTCCTCAAACTCTAGACCCTTAAACTCCTCGTCAATGATCGATGGTCCAGCATCAGTGATGTACGAGAGTCCTTCATCATCAAAGTATATCGCGAAGTAGTTAGAACCACCTGGATAGATCTCATCTTGATAGAAGACTGCCGCAGGGAAGTTCGCCCACCCGCCCCCACGGGCACGGAGGCACGTCTCAAAGACATACCTAGCGTTGTACATTTTTTCAATATCAACTATACTTTTTGGCTTGATAAAGCTGCACTCGTTTAATATCTTCATCTTGACACCTTCAGTAGTATCGTGTTCTCGTTGATGCGACCGTTGTCGATCGGCCTCATCTCCTCCATCAACTTCTTCTGCACTATCTTACCACCCTTCAGCACCGCCTCGAGCTTCTCGTCTGTCTTGCGACCTATCTTTAGGGTCTTAGACGTCTTATCGTCAAAGTCAAGGACGGTGCTACCGCGAACGTTAAGTCCGGCAGGCCCTATGGCGTTAAAGACACTTAGCGAGTTGTACTTTGTGTTAAAGGTCCACAGAGTCTTGGCACCTACTATAGACGTAGGGTTAACCGAAGCTATCTTGTGCTCGTTGCTCTCTTTCTGGTACTTTAAGTTCTTGACAACTTTGTCGGCCGATACAGGCTTCTGCTTGCGTGGTGCACGTATCTTCTTCGTGACGCTGCCGTACTTCTCTGCGTCCTCGATTATCTCTAGGACCTGTGCGAGTCTCTCTTTGAGCTCGTTCTTCTTGTAGTGCTCGTATCCCTCGGCCATCTCTTTTGGGCCAAAGATCGCCTCGTAGTACTCGTCCTTAAGCGGCTCGTAGTACTCGATGATCCTGTTGGAGTACATCGCGGGAACCTCGTTCTTCTTGAGGTAGTCATATACGCTGAAAGGTTTATTCGTGTCGAGCATCGCCTCGATGTCGCCGATGATGTCGTACTCTCGGTCTTTCATGCGATCCTGGATGCTCGGCTTATCTACTTTCTTGGCCTCGACCTTCTCCTCCTTGACGTGGGAGATAGAGTGCTCGATCAAGCCCATGAACTTGTCGTGGTCCTGTGGCTCGATAAGGGAGCTACGGCGCTGGGCGACACGAGCCATCCATGCGGCGGTTGTAGGAAAGAACGTATCGGATACCTTGTCGAGTTTCTTGGTGAGGTCGATGCGATCGACAGCCGTTAGGTAGTCCTTAAGGTACTCGCGAGCCTCGCCCATGTCGCACATCGAGTTGTACCAGCTAAAGGCGCGTATCTGTTCGGACAATGTCTTGAAGTTAGAGTCCGGCTCATCGCCGAGGTACTTGAAGTTTACGAGGTACTGTTCGGAGCGAGACTTACGAATTGGCTTTGGCTTTAGGTGCTTCATCTTATGAGACTTGAGCGCCATGTGTGTGTACCTCCTCTTGAATATAGGAATATAATATACTAAGTGCTGTGATTTGTAAACTGTTATTTTATGAGGCAGACCCACTCTTTGTCACCTATCTTGTAACGAGCATGGGTCTGCTTGTCCATGTCCACGCACTTGCCCTGGTCCATTGACAGTATAGGTCTAAACTCTAAGCGTGCACCTATATAGACACCGTCAACGCCGTCTTGTCTCTTGGCGAATTGGCACATCTCGTGCCGTACCCATGTTGTATTATCCCACTGCACCGCGAGGTAGTCGCAGTAGACAGGCATGATAGTCCCCTTTCGGGGATATTTATTACTCGGTGACTACTCTCTTCCAGTCACCATCTTTACGTTTTAGCCAAAGGTTACCGTCATCGCCAACAGCCATAGACACAGCTTTACTGGGATCAGCTTGGAAGCCCGTAAAGATAGACTCCACAGAACCATTACTAAGGTACATTAAATCTTTTCTCTTCTCTGTAGAAGTGCCCATAAGAGTTAGATTAGAAGAGTTCTCTGGCGGCGCGCCCTCGAGTTTTTCTTCCTTGGCAAAGGCAGATACGGCCATCAAGGGTGATAGGGCAATAGCTCCAAATAGACTACGTCTGTTCATTATTCAACTCCGTTCTCTGCGTACTGCTTGGCCCTGGCGAGTCTCTCCTCATCGTCTGTAATCACAGGCTTGAGAAGGTTGTCGTAGTAGGCCACGTCCATGACCTCTTCTGTAACATCCTTTACAGTGTAGCTGTCTAGCTCAGCAGTGAGGTCTGCGACCCTCTTCTCGAGTTGATCGATGTAGTAGGCGGCCCGGGCTAGTTCCCGAAGGTCTAGGTCGATGCCGCGGCTCATCTCTAGTAGTCGCTCTGCGAGTCTCACATCGGGTCTCCGTCAATCATGGCGAGATGGCGACCGTCAAAGACGTATCCCATTGACCTGAGAAGGGTCTCAAACTGGCGGCACAT